GAAAGGATCAAAATGTCCAGACTCGCCGCCGTTCACACTGGTCAGCCTACGCAAGGCCTCGGAACTGTTCCCGCCTCGCGCGCCGTCGCCACGCAACAGCATCCCTCCCCTCTTCACGCTCAGCGCGCGGAGGCGGAGGCTGCCGAACTGGCAGCGGATCTGGCTGCGCCCCTTGGAGCCAAGCCGCTTGTTTCCGCCCCCATCAATCCCCGCGATCCCTACTCATCCATGCGCGCCGCGGCTACTGCCGCGTGGCTTACGCTTGACGCCAAGGAGATCGAAGTCAGGAAGTATTTCCGGTCGATCGCCGTGGCTTCGGGTTTGGAACTCCTGGCCAAGATGCGCCACCAGTGCAATTTGGCTGCCGAGACTTTGCAGCAACGGATGGACGAGGGAAATACGGAGCGTTGCACCGGCTGCGGGAAGACTTTGGAAGAAGCTCGGAAGTCGTCTTGGATTATGCAAGGCTCAGAGGTTGATCCTCAAACGGGCGTACCTATGCCTTATCGCTTCTGTGGCGTTCTTTGTGTGCGTGAGCGCAATCGCGAGAAGATGCTTCCACCCGAGCAGCGCAAGGACAAGCGGGTGGATGGGCAGGATTTCGGAGATGTACTATGATGGCGCGTGTGGGCAAGCCCCTTTCTGAGCTGCACATTCCGTTTACGGACCTCAGCTCGCTCTCTGCTGCCGATTTGCTCTCTATCGACGGGCCGAAGTTCATTACGAAGGATAGCAAGCGTGGCTTTAAAACCTTGGCTGTGCTGATCTCGCACGATAAGTGGAAGGAGTTGAATCACGGGTTGTTCGATTTGAATCCACACAAGGCTTCGCTATCCATCGTGGATGATCAGGCTTATTTGACGATTCCTGTCAAAGGCGTCAGTCTTTTTCCTGCCTTGTGGCAAGCCAAACCGGAAACAGGTCTGACGATTATCACGAATAGGAAGTCGAGAAAGAAGGCTAGTCGATGAGCCAGAAATACGAGCAAATCCTGCGCGGGTCCGTCGAGAAGCTCTCGCTCGGGCCGCATGACATCATCATCGTCAAGTCTCCCGAGGCGATGGGGACTTTCCTCGACATGACTCAGCAGGGCATCGGCTTCTCTCAATATGCGAATCCGATTCTCCTGGTCCCCGGCGGCCTGGAAAAGGCAACCAAGGAAGACCTGCTTGATGCCTTGCGAATTCTGGATGAGCGAGAGAAGAACGAGGGCAAAGCTGAGGAAACGGTCAGCCGGATCATAACGGATCTGAGCGGGCCGATGATTCGGCGGGTGCAGTGATGCTCTACGATACGATTAAGCGGGGGAATTTATTTTGCCGTTGCAGTTGGCACATGTCGAGCGGTTCTTCACCCGTCTAAACATAAGAGATAGGGATGAAGGAACTTTTTTGCCGTTCGTGCTTAGGCAGCAGCAGAAAGAGGTTTTTCAGTACGCGGAAGAACATCTTGCTCGACGCCGTCGATTATTCATGATCTTTTTGAAAGCGAGGCGTGTAGGGCTCTCCACTCTCGCCACAGGACTTGGGCAAGCTCATTGTATTGCTCATCCAGGCGCGTTGGCACGTTGCATCGCGCAAAACGCGGAGGTTGCTGCGGCTAATTTTGCGATGGCTTGCGGTTTCCGTGAGGACTGTCGCGACATATATCCCGGCGCTCCGAAGCCGACTCAGAAGACTCTTATTTGGCCGCACAGCGATGGGCCGGATTCGCAGTTTACTCACCATACAGCGGCGACGGTCCATGGCCAGCGCGGTTTGACTTCCAGCTTCTTGCACCTCACGGAAGCCGCGTTTTACCCGTATTCTGGGGCGTTCACGTCGCTCATGAACACAGTGAGCAAGGACAAGAACAACATTGTAATTGTGGAAACGACTGCCAACGGTCTTGAAGGCCCCGGTGAAGCGTACTACCAAGCGTGGGAGGCCGCTGTTGCAGGCGATAACGAGTTCCTTGCCGTCTTCCTTCCGTGGTGGGAAGATCCAGCATATCAGTTGCCAGAGGAATTTGCACTCGATGCTCCGCGTGACGAGTATGAAAAGTTTTTGATGAATGATATTAAGCACTGGAAGACGGGAAAGAAAGTAAAGGTCACCAAAAGTCAGATTGCTTGGTTTCGTGAAACGCTCTCTACGAACTGTGAGCAAATCATCGAACGCTGGAGGCAGGAATATCCGAGCACTCCAGAGGAAGCTTTTATTGCTACCGGCAACCCCGCGTTCACAATTGAGGAGATTCAATTCGCCGAGAACTCCGTTGTCAAGATTCCATGGCGCGGAGAGTGCGTGCTGTCTGCGGACAATCGCCATGGGGAGTTGCGCAAGGACATGGAAGGCCCGCTGGCCCTCTACGAGACGCCGCAGCCTAAACACCACTACTTTGGGGGTGTCGATACGGCGCGCGGCGAAGAGTCCACGATGGCCCCTGGGGACTACGCATCGATCGTTATCTGGAATGCCGAGACCGGGGATATAGCCGCTCGGTATGCTTCGCGCGTGTCTCCAGAGGAAGTAGCAGCCACCGCCGCTGCTCTTGGTTACTACTTCAACAGCGCGATGCTGAATGTCGAGCTCAACAACCTCGGGTACACCACGATGCGTGAGCTTCGTGACCGTCTTTTCTATCCGCTCCAATATCTCTGGAAAGGTCGTGATGACCGCGCCGACAAATCCAAACACGGTACAGCTTACGGATTTGAGACTAGCGATCGTTACCGCCGGATGATGTTCAGTCTCTTCCGTAACGCACTTCATCGCAAGGAAGTTGTACCCAAGGATCGCATTCTTGTCGATCAGATGAAGAAAGCTAAATTGGAGATGGGTTGGAGGTGGAATGTTCGGGTCGGCCACGATGACGTTTTGATGGCGGCCTTGCTCGGCTGGATTGCGAAGGAGCAGAATCATCCGGCTTCCTGCTCTCCTAAATCTCCTCGCAACACGCTCTTTACTAAAGAAGAACTCGAACAAGCGGGCTTCAGTCCGGCACGGGGTCAGATGCCTCAGTGGCTCAAAGATCCTACGGTGACCGGCGCCGGGATGCTGTTGACGAGCGGGAACGATCATCTCAGGAAGCTGGAAGTCTACAACAAGAAGAAACAGAAGGTTGACAGGTTGGCGTGGATTTAGGAGACGGCTATGTCCTGGGAATTCGATGTAAACGAGGCGAACGATGATCGAGCAGAGCGGCAACAAACTGATATTGACCTTCCCGACAGCGGACTCGGCGACGACCTTCGCGAATTTCTTGCAAAGCCTGTTCCGGATAAGCCCACTCGATCCCGCAATCTCCTCCCCACCTTTCGAGCCGTCCCTGGAATCTCCGGGGGAGATTCCAGTTCTGGATTCCCCGGAGCTAGAGTCTTCGCTCTTTCCCGATCAGCCTCAGCGCCTTCCCCATACCGTTTTGACCCCGGAGAGGCAGGACGCAATCGCGAGTCAGCGCGCCAACGGCTTGACCACGCATCAGAGGTTGCTCCGGGCTCAAACGACTTTGCGCGACGGGGTGCTGCCGTTCTCGCGGCCGGGTCAGGCGCCGCCTCCGACCGGCCAACCAAGCCCGCGGATAAAGGCGCAGCAGGAGGGAACGTTCGCCGACGGGGTCGTCCCCCTGGAAGCGGAAAGAAAGGGCAAGTTAAGACCTATCTTCCCAAGGCCATAGCGAAGTTGCTGCCCGAGGATGCCATCAACGCTCCACATGCTTCACCCAAGATCATCCCCACCGAGTCTGAGCGTGCCAACGCCACAAGGTTGTTTCGCCAGATTGGCGAGACCTTCAACGAGAACCGCAAGAAGTCCAAGACGGCCGCCTACGCCGCTTATCGCCACGACCTGATGGCCAATTTGGACACGCTCATTATGGGTGGCGCCATCGACTTGAAGGAAGTGACGACCGTCATCACTAACCTGGAGCAGTACACCAAGGAGACCGAGGCGGAATCGACCGAGACGCCGGCGACGATCCTGGGCCGCTGGCTCAGGATGGGGCCGGAGGAGGTGGCTGGTTTGAGTGTTCCTGTGGAAGAATCTGTGGAAGATGAGGAA